ATTTTGTCTATAACCAAACAATTCATTACATGCTATTTGATTATTTAGACACTGCAACACGTTTTGCACTTGAACATGATTCAATAGTCGAATTCACACATTAACCAATCAAGGCCGCCTAACAAGCAGCCTTTTACTATTCCAGGATATTATAAAATGATAAATAAAGCAGGCCGCCCGGCCATACCAAAAGAGGATAAAAACATTCTTCAAACATTTAGCCTAAAACAGTGGCAAGTACGACGGTTAAAAGAAACAAAAAATAAAAGTAAATTGATACAACTACTTTTAACAAAGCATTTTACTAATACACTCTAGACTAATTTAACTTAATAATTCAATAAGGGCGCATAATAAGCGCCCTTTTTTTTATACCTTGCACTCTGCTTTTCCAGCCTATAACCTACCCATCAATCAAGCAGCTTAACATTAAATAACACGTTTTAAGGCCTTAACTATCAAAAGTAATAGTATCCTAGCCATAAAAATAAACGTGCTTAGAATCGCTTAAAAACCGCCTAAAAAATAACCCTATTTCCTACTAGGTTGTAGGGGATAAATCCCCTATTTCCTACTAGGTTGTAGGGTAATTGCTAAAAATCTACCCACCAGCCAAAAAAGTTTTGCCCAACTATTTCTGAGCAAAACCCAATTTAATCCGATTTGATTTGAAATTTAGAAATTTTGGATTTTCAATTCACAAGTGTCAATTTTCTGTTTAGTTCTGGCTCAACTTTTTTTCTAAGTTCTGTCTTACTCAGCGCGTTAATGGCTTCATCATCAGGAGCCATGTAAATATGTTTCACGCTGGGAAATTCACGCGACTTAAGGCGACCCATATCTTTCCAGCCTGCTTCTTTAAGAGCATGTAGAAGCGCTGCTTGAGGAACCTTGATGTTACCTGGTGCAGTATTAACCAACCGATCACAGAGCGCATGGAAGGGGGACGCTATTACTCCCGATGCAAACTCACCGACACGGTTACGCATCAGCTCAACAAGATAAGATTCAGCGCTCGACATGCCTTGCTCAACTAGGTTTATTTTGAACTCAGTCATCATCGGTGCAGCTGTTGGATTGAACGCTGACACGTCACGAGCATACAACCATGACGCTATGGCTTCATAGCCGCCACCTGTCTTAAACCACTCCCACATTGATTGCGCTTCTGCGTAATCCATACGAGGTGCATGTGACCAAACGCAGAACCATCGTCTGTCTTGTGACTCCAACTGAATAGGAACAGGATCGTTTGAATAAGCCAGTACAAACAAACGGTTCATCATGTCGTAAGGGTGTAATCCTTTACGGTTGATAGACAACGTTTCTGGAGGCGCAGCAATGATAGGTTTTAGTTTATTAGCCAATGCCCGTCTTTCTCGTGCGTCGGTTTCTTTTAACTCGTTAAGGACTAAGATTTCACACTCTAATGCGTAACCAAACTGGCTGTTCATCGAATCATTATCAATGTACCCTCGGTTCTTAAAGTGAGGGCCACACACTGCCCAGATGAAAGGCGCATACATCGTATCCTTACCAGCTCCTTGATCGCCACCGTGCAGAATGGCGTGATTGATCTTGATCTTAGGGTTCTGGACTTTATATGCCATGACGTTGAAAATATGCTCTAATTCAGCTTCATTAGGAACTAAGTTCTTGCAATGGTCAAGCCAACGAGTGACATTACCAGCCTTACCCGTCACATCAGGACGTGCATCACGCCATCGATTGCCGTACATGTCACCATCCAAAGCGGTCAACATAGTTTCCCCAGCAGCGTAAGTGATCCCCACTAAAGCATGCGCGCCCATCGCTTGTCTGTTCTCGTCATAGCAAACTGAGGCTTCAATCTTACGCCCAGTGTGAATGGACTTGCACTCAAGATGACGGAACAAAGCGTTGAAAGTAGATCGGCTGACTTCACGTCTAGCAACCAAATCAAAATAAGATTCATCGGCTTGAATGTAAGCGAATCTGCTGAACCAATCTTTCTTTTCCAATCGTCCTAACTCCTTACGTTCGACTTCAGCAATAGCACTAGCCGCATCTTGGCTAAACATATCAGTAGGTTCAAGTTTAGCTAACGTATCAACCATAACTGAGGCTAACAATTCCTCACGAATCCCATGCGAATGTTTCGGGCCACCTTCAGCCTGCACCCATTCAAGGTAAGTCTTACTGTCAAGATGTTGGCATGACTCGTGAAAGCACATAAAGGCACGATTAACAGGATGATACCTTGCCATTGGATTGCCATCAGAGTGCGCTGTTGCGTTGATGCAGGTAACACCAACCCAACCCTCACCATTAGCACCCTCGATGACATCACCACGCCCAACAAGCCATGTCAATACGTCATCTTTGCCATCATCAATTAAATCAACACGCTTAACTGTTGCGGTGTCTGCTTCACACGGAGTAACACCCAATGCTTCACATATCTGAGGTAAGGTGAACTCTAATTCAGGATTGAATTTAACCAGTACGGACTTAAAATTATCTCGACCAGGCTTAAGATTGACGCTATCAGGAAGGCGAAAATTACGAATGGGGTTAACAGCCCCAGCATCAGTATAACCTGCACTAGCAATCGCTTTAATAGCTGCACTGAAATCCCCTTTTGTTGGTTGATCGTCAAGGCTGAAAGTATACCCGTATTGGTAGTTACCTGGTGAAGTTTCCATGATCCATGTTGGAATCAGATCAGGCATTTTTGATTTTGTACCGACATCATCCAGCATTAAAAAAGCAACCATTTCACAATTAGCTGCGGAAGCGGCAGGTTTACCATCTTTGAAACGGTTAATGATAAAAGAGGCAGTATTGCAGTATGTAGCCCCCGAATGTTTAAATCGTTCTGGTAAAAAAGCAGGCCAACTATATTGTTGCGCTCCATCTTTATGAAATAAGTTAGGCTTAGGAATTTGTTTAACGAATAATACTGTCTCACCTTCAGGCGCGGCATTAATTAAGAAGTCTATAAATTTATTATTCATGCTACAATCCTATGAGTATGTAATTGTTCTTCTGCTTGTTTTCTAGCTGCAATGGCATCAGGTAAAAATTTAAAATATCCTATAGTAATTTGCTCGCGATTTAAATAAATCCTAACATACCATTTATTAATATCTTTTCTCCAGCTAACACCTTTACAACCAGAAGTATTATTAGATTGAAGTTGTATATTTTGATGATTTTGAGAAATCGTTGCTTCACGCAAATTAAATATACAATTATCGTTTTTTATTCTATTAATATGATCTAATTGTTTTATAGGCCAAACACCATAAACATAAAACCACGCTAACCTATGCGCTTGATATTTAATACGTTTAATCGAAATAATAACATATCCTTTAGGAGTTAAATACCCTGCTTGATTGCCAATTAAAGCTCCGCGATTGCGAGTAACTAAATTAGTAAATATCCCTGTATCAGGATCGTAATGTAATAAATCTTTTAATTGAGATTGTGTTAAACTAGGTGAAGCCATAATCGTTTCCTCTTTAAATGATTTGGGTTAAAAAAGGTAATCTCTTTCTCGGGGGATTGCCTTTTTGTTTTTGGGCTTATCAGTATACTACTTCCCATATCTGGCCATAGTATTTATTTCTACATCTAATGGGAGATCGTTACACCATGTTGGGGCGGTACACATGACAGACATCATTCTTTTTGTAACTTCTTCAGCGTCATCTGCTTTACACTCCACAACGATTTCATCATGAATGTGTGCGATCACGTTATCTAATTGGCGTAGCGAGTATCTTAGTAGATCATTAGCGGTTGCTTGAGCGCAGTTTTCTTGTGCGATACCTTGCCACAATCGAGCGCGAGGCCATTCCTCAGCATCAGAGGCAGGTTTGAACGCTGCCTTAAGGTAAGTAACAGCGCCATCTTCTAACCGAGCAAATGGGTAACAGAGTATACGACCTGACGGTAAAATATACCAGAGGTGATTACCATCAAATAGATACGTTACCCGCCCAGCCGAAAACTCATGCCCTTTATGACGCATGGCGCTCATGTAAGCACGTTCTAATTCTTGGCCGTACGGGATACACCACGGATTCGCAATGCGCCAACCATTAATCATGCGCTTGATCTGATGCTCCGGCATGTTAAGCCCATAGATACGCGCCATTGACGAAAAAGCGCCTGCACCGCCCGAATATCCTAGCGCCAGCTCTTGCACCTTACCAATGAAACGTTGATCTTTAGTGACTTCTTTAACGTTAAAGGTAGACTTAGCATTTTCGACATATACATCACCACCGGATCGGAAGATGTCCAGCTTTGCTTCCGATGACACATGATTAGATAACCATGGATTACACCTCGCTTCAATACCTGCCCAATCAGCCACCACTAAAACATTACCTTTAGCAGGGATAATAGCAGGTCTAATCATACCTTTTAAAACGTTTGTGACGCGCGATCCAAACGGACTAAGGTCATCACCTTTCATCATAGCTGATCGCACCGCTTCAGGGTCTTTAGCGCACACACGACTCATGTTCTGTAACTGGACTCCAAATGAGGAACTTCGGCCTGTCGCAGAACCACCATTAAAGACAAACGCCCCACGAACGCGCCCATCTTCAATATCTGCCAGCTCCGCCATGCGTTTAAACTTAGCCACCGATGACGCGCTGATGTCGTCAATACACTGAACAACGTCTAGCACTTCATTGGGTAAATCCATTTGCAGTAAAGCCGTCCGAGTAGCTTTGTTTAATGATAACTTCTCGTCTACCATCATCAGTTCAGGATCAATTCGTTCTGCTACCCATTCTTTTAACTTAGGTGAACGGGCAGAAGCAATGCCTGTAATGTCTTTGACTAAGGCTTGAATATCCTCAAGCTCAGTCGTAGCATAACCGATAGCTGCATGACACAACGGCACATCGACTAATAAACCTTTGTCATTGATGCGCTCATTGACATGGTAGTCCAGCAATTCATCATCAGATAATTGACGTAATGCCAAACTAACTTCACGCATAGCACGAACGTCTTGCTCACAGTAATGGATTAACTCAGGCAATAGCGCAGTATTATAAGGAGGTACGCAACACTGACGGATCAACTGCTTACCTCGATGATCTTTCTTCATCTTGGCAGACATTGCCCGTCCAATATCTTCAAGGCTTCCAGGCAAACAATTAGCTCTTGCTTGCGTAGCGGTGCAGTAGAACTGTTCCAACTCGAAGTTAATACCTAACACATACCAGAAGATTAACCGCTCAAAAGCAGCGTTATGCGCCCTTATCTGACCTTTAAAGTTTCTGACACGTTCAGGGAATGGCTGTTCAGGTGTCCAAGTCTGGACATCATCATCAAAAGCATAAGACATGCACAACACTTCAGTGCTTCTGTCTTGACAATAATTGTAAACCCCGTGCTTCTTCAAGTCACAGGCGCTCTTTGTTTCGAAATCTATAAATAGCATAGCTAAAAAAAGCCCCTTACGGGGCTTCTCCTTATTTATACGCTTCTTCTACGTCTGCCAGTTTCTTCTGGCACACCATCTTCATCCTTGTCAACAGCTTCTCCATCCAAGCCAACCCATTCAACAACTTCAAACACAGGAGTGTAAATCTTACCGTACGCTTTGTGCTGGTAAAATTCTTTCTTCAGATTGATAACTGGAACAGGTTTATCTTGATCGGCATCTACTTGCGCTGCAATAGCAACTGCAAGAATTTGTACTGAACGTTTACCGCCAACTGAAGTGGTTGAGTAACGAACTTCCAAGCCTTTATCTTCACCGGATAAGCATTTTAAGCTCATGCCGACTTGAGTTTCCCATCCACGCTTACCACCAGCAGGAGCAGCATCAAGTTCAGGTAATGGTGATGTAATACTTACCATCTTTTCACCTAAAACTTCACCTTCACCCCAGCAGATAAAACCGTGAACAAAAGAGAACGGATTAACCGCCCATGTAGAGTCTGATTCTACTTCTGATTCACCTGCACCAAACACCCAATGACCTGTGCGATCCATTTTAAGTATCGCAGAACCATTGTTTCCACCAACTTCAGTTTCCAAAGAACGAAGCGCAGAAGAGAGTGAAGTAACAGAAGGAAGATTAGAACCAGAAAACGCTACTAAGTTTGACATAATATTGAACCTTATTGAATTTTAGTGAGGGCTACTTTTAATTGTTGCCCAATTAACAACACAGCAGGACGAGAATCGTCTACATGTGCCATTGTGTTACCCGATGAAATAGAAACGGTTGATCCTTCTGGTAAAGACTGTTTAAGCTTCTTGAGCTTCTTTTCAGCCTGAGCAGGAGAGATAAACGATGCTTCCATCACATCAGATTCTGTTAAGCCAGCATCAAGTAAAGCTTGTTTAGCTTCTACTTCATCTGACCATTTACGGGTTGACCTTTTGGCAACCAGTTTGTAATTCGGTAAATCACGACCAGATTCTAGCATGTTAAACGCTAAAGCACGCAAGTCTTTTATCCATTCTTCAAGAATTTCAGCGTTCTGAAGATATGCATCTATAGTTGGTGCATCTATCGCATCTATCTTAACTTTCAATGCACGTTCAACTGCACCTGTCATTAACGGGCAAGTAGGCTTAGCGGCACACCATTTACAATGGCTACCTTCACGCAAGGGAGCATCAAGTTTTTGTGATGCTTTAACGGCACTTAAAAGCTGCTGTTCAAACGCTTTAATTCGTTCTATTGATGTTACCCAACGTTTAATCATCGGAGGTTGGATAATGATTAGCTCGACTTCTTTTACATCTTTAAATGCCCATTTGGCTTTCTCAGTACGCATGGCAGCAGCAGCATAGAACATCAACTGTTCATTTTCTTTTGCTTCTACGATAACGCCATTGCCAAACTTCCAATCCAAGACAATAGCACGATCATGTACACGACCAAGCAGATCGCAGCTGCCAAATACGTCAGGCATGAAATCACCGAAATTAACTTCAACTTCGACTTCATAAACCATTTCATTTTCTGGATCAACTTCATCTAGTAACCCCAGTGCGACATTGATTTTTTCATCGATTAAGTCTTGAGTCAGTATAACATCTTCATATTGATCCCCGACTACCGGCTTTGTACCAATACCTAAGTATTCAGCAATGGTATTATGGAGAAGTGTACCTTCATCAGCATAAGAAGATGAAGGCTTTTCAGGTGCTTCATTGCACAGCTTGACTGAGCCTGGGCAGTTGATAACACGTTTGGCAGTAGAACCACCAACAATCTTTGAGTGCGCCATTAATGTATTCCCGTTTCGTTTAAAGTGAAACTATTATTCCACAAAAAAATATATTGTACAAATGTTTTTTACAATGATAAGCTATCACCTCACTAAACGAAACGAGATTACTCAAATGAACAATAAAACAGCAATTATAATAATCCTATTAGCTTTTACTTTAGGAGGTTTTATTGGAGCAACTTGCACCAATAGCGACCAAGCCAGCGTTATACATAAAACCAGATCAGGTTCATTTATCATTCAAAAGAATTTAAAAGGTGAGGAACAAATATATCAGGTGTTGGAATTGCCTGGTAATGTTCCGAGCTTTGTAACTCCAAGGGATTAAATGCTAGAACGTGACATTGAAAAATATTTTAAATGGGTGGTTGAAGTGAACGGAGGAAAGACGTATAAATTCACTTCACCTGCACATCGAGGCGTAGCAGATCGGATTGCTTGCATGTCGGACGGCTCGTGCTGGTTCGTCGAATTAAAAACAAAAGGGGGTAGATTATCAGAACTACAAAAACTATTTGCACAAGAAATGATAAGGCTTAACCAAAACTATGCATGTCTTTGGACAATAGAACAGATTGATAATTGGGCAATAGAATGTTTGGGATTACATATTTAATTAGATTGATTATATGTTTAGTAATTTTAACGGTCATGCTACCGCTGGCCATCATTAATTTAGGGGTAATGAAATGGAAAGAGAAATAGATCAAGACATAGACTGGTTGTATGCACAAACTGTAAAAGGAGGACTTAAACGTCCAACTGAAAAGCAGGAAGAAGAATTTGATTATCTGGTAAGCCGATATAGACGGTTGTTAGGCTTAACTGTATCTTCAGCCAGAACAAGAGCTTTCAAGGAAGTTATGATGTAATTAACGTTTCCACCAATAAACTTATGGAGCTATCCAATGCCCGACAAAAAGATGGTTGGGGGTAAGCATTACTTATTACCGATCCAACCCGTTACTTACATCCATGCTAACAATTTACCGTTTATGGAAGGTAACATTATAAAGTACATTACGCGCCATCGAAGCAAAAATGGCGCAGAAGATATAAAGAAAATCATACATTACTGTGAACTAATCTTGGAGCTTGAATACAATGAATCAACGAGATAAACAACGAAAAAGATGCCTTGAGTATTATCATAAGAATAAAAAAGCCATACACGAACGTGTTATGTTGAAACGTAAAGCTGATCGTTTGAAAGCGGAACGTTTGAAAAACAACGCTGTAATTCCTCCAGTACCTCAAAAGTGCATCACCAAGAAAGAAATAATGGCTTTAATCGGTATTAAAGCATTGATGATGGATAAGATCATTAAAGATTCTAAATATTGTATGCCTAAGCATGTCGCCACCCATATTGACGGTTCAATTCTATTCAACCGAGCCGAGATCATGGATTGGCTTCCTTATATTAGAGAAGTCTGCGCGTTCATGTTTAAACGACCTCCGATCAAATTAACTGGAATGGCAGCACAGATTGTTCAGTTCATGCACCGCAGTAAAGACATGGAATTGTATTGCGATGAAATTAGACGAAGGGGAAACAATGTCTAGACAGCTTGACTTCGCATTGATGTTAAAAGTGTTGTATATGAGGGGTCATACATTGTCTGATATAGCTAGAAAGACAGGTACATCAGTAAATACATTATCAACCGCAAAACAAGAAACTAAAGCTCCACCAGCAGGATGGTTGGAAGGCATCGCAATGCTAGATTACTGGCTTAAAGCGACAGGCGAACCCCCACCACGAATAGGTGATTACATTGAACTTGGAGAATATTGTGAAGATGAAATATCCACTACCGAATGAAAATGCACGTTGCTTAGGAAGTAACTGCGACAAAAAAGAAAACTGCTCCAGATACCTTAGCATTGAAGTAGATACAAAAGATTTCTTTTTTCACATGGATGCAATGAAAGAATTAAAAGAAATGGATTGTAGTTTTTTTATAGATTTTAGAGATGGTAATTATTATGACTATTGAAAGAGAGTTACTAAATGAAGTTTTAGAATATTTTGATCCGCTAGGACTTAACACTGAGCATTGTGGAGATTTACCAGAAAGAATAAAGGAACTACTCGCCCAACCTGAGCAGACTGAGCAAGAGCCAGTGGCAACAAAACTAGAAAGTCATCAGTTCACCGCTTTCCATGTATCAGCAGACGACTTTAAAAAATTGCAAAAACTGCCAACAGGAACAAAGATATATACAGCTCCGCCAAAACGTGAGCCTTTGAGTGATGATGAAATGAGAGCTATCTGGAAAGAGGGAATTAGAGGTGAAATACCTTTTGTTGAAATAGGAAGAGCTATTGAAAAAGTACACGGCATTGGAGTAGATTATGAGTAAAGAAAGAGAGTTGCTTAAAAGATGGTTAATTGATTTTGGAAAGATACATCCGGATGTTGGGTTAATAAAAGATACTAAAGAACTACTCGCCCAACCTGAGCAAGAGCCTCTTTTAATAGAAACAAAGATTGAATGGTATGGGAAAGGGTTTAGACAAGGGGTCAATGAGTTTGCAGCACCCAAACCCCTAACAGAAGATGTTATATATGCTCTTGATGATGAAGGGATTGTTGAAAATATGGACGATCATCAAGTCAGATACGTCATTAGATGGATAAGAAGAGTAGAAAAAGCACATGGCATTGGAGGTGGTAATGAATAAAGAAATCTGTATTTTAAATGGTACTAAATGGATATTAGGGGATGAATCAACAGAACCGATGAATTGGGAAGATGCTAATAACTGGTGCAAAAGCATCGGTCAAGATTTACCTCCAAGAGAAGTTTTACTAATGGCTTTCCTTAATCCAGAGATACGTAGCAATTTTGCTAATAATTACTACTGGAGTTCTTCGGAGTTCGATAGCTACAGCGCGTGGGACCAGGATTTCAACATTGGCGACCAGAATGTCAACTTCAGTAAGAGTGCCAAATTGTCAGTTCGGGCGGTGCGGGCTATCATTGCGGAAGCTTCTGAGCAGACTGAGCAAGAACCTGTGGCTTGGATGTATGACCATCAGATAGAAGTAGGTTACGATAAATATACTGAAGTTAATATTATTGAAACTTGTGCGAGAAATCTAGAGTCTAATAATTGTATTAATGTCCGACCACTCTACCTAGCACCACCAAAACGTGAGCCTTTGAGTGACAAAGAGATAACTAAAAACACTCCAAAATTGATACATATAGGAGAACGATTAGCGTTCCATGCTGGGGTGAGGTTTGCTGAAAAACATCACGGCATTGGAGGTGAGGAATGAGTAAAGAAATAGAAGATCTTAAAAAACAAATAATGTGGCTTCAGAATCAAAATGCTTCACTTATAAATAGACAAGAAGCACTCCGAGATCACTTTGCTGGCTTGGCTATGCAGGGTCTTTTAAGTAGCACTACAGGTGCTTATAAAAGAAATGACAACATCCCTGTATGGGCTTACCAAATGGCAGATGCAATGTTAGCAGAGAGGGAGAAAAATGGCTAATAAGACGGCTAACATCAAAAAAAACGTTTTTAAAGCTAACGAGCGCAGTTATGAAACCAAAAATTAAACGAGTAGGACGATTTTGGGTATGTGGAGGGCCTTACGAAATTGCAGGGTATGGACGCACTCCATGTGAAGCTTATTTAAATTGGAGAAATCAATGGTTTTAAGACCTTATCAGGATGAAGCTGCTGATTTCTTGTACAGCCGTGATCGAGCGATGATCCTTGCACCTGAATGGGAAGCAATCCTTGAAGTTTGGGAATACAAAAATGAGAGTTTATATTGGAAAATTAAATGTGGGCGTGGTAGATCAGTAAAATATCCAAATGATAAAGTCAACGTAGTTGCTGATTCATTAGGGTATTTTTATGTGACTTGGAAACGTAAACATTATGCAGTTCATAGGGTTGTATTTTTATTAACTCAAAAATGGCTTCCTGAATGTATAGATCATATAGATGGAAATCCAAGTAACAACAACATATTAAATTTACGCCCTGCATCGCGGCTTCAAAATCAATATAACAGACGTATCAATTTAAAATGTAAATCTGGAGTTAAGAACGTAACTCCACATCAAGGTAAATGGCAAGTTAGGTTTTCTGTAAATGGCAAAACAAAACATTATGGTGTTTTTGAAAATTTAGAATTTGCAGAACTTGTAGCGCAAGAAATTCGGCTTAAATTACATAAGGAGTTTGCTAGACATGTTTAAACCTAGACCTTACCAAGATGAAGCAGCTGACTTCCTATATAGCCGCGATCGAGCAATGATTCTTGCGCCTGTTGGTGCAGGAAAAACAATGATTACTCTAACAGCTATGCAAGCAATGATACAGGACGGGCATGTTAAACGATTCTTAGTCCTTGCACCCAAGCGTGTGTGTACAGACGTTTGGAGGCAGGAAGGGCTTAAATGGGCTTCTAACATATTCATTGAAATAGCGATAGGAACTGCTAAGAACAGAATAGCAGCGTTTAATTGCGCTGCTAATGTGATCGTTACCAATTACGACA